GATATGGTTGCAGTAGCAGTGGGTGATATACTACCGTTACCTTGAAAGGTAACTGTTGGTGCTGATGTATAATTAGAACCACCATTTACAAGATAAATTTGTTTTACTGCTCCAGTACCGGCATTTGCATCATAATAATAATATGGCGCATCTAAATATTTGTATACATTATATGTTGAAACTGAATCTTCAGATGTTGCACCAGTAATTAATTCTTTTGCTCCAGTTGCACTACCTATATAAGCACCTGTAACATCTTGTATTACTAATTGACTTAAATCTGTTATTTTTCTAGTAAGCTTACCTGTTGCGCCACTTACTGAACCTGTTAAAGTTTCACCTAATGTAAATCTTCCTGCTAAACTATTTTCAAAATTATTTGTTACTTTAGGATTTGTTTCGATGACATAACCATTATATTCTTTTGCCATATAAGCTTGTAAATCTTCTTGACTTAACGGCCAAGCTCGATATCCATCATGTAAATGGTCATTAACAACAAAAAATGTCCAGTAATACATTGAAGTTCCATATAATCTTTGTGATACAATATCAGGTCTTTCACCATTTTTTATTTCATAAAATTTATAACTACTATAATTATCTAAAAATGTAGGTAATGGTCTTATACTTCTAAATAAATCAACCATATTTTGCTTAATACCAGTACGATTAAAATCGTATTCTACCTTTGGGAATTGTTTAAAAAAACTCATTATGAATCTCCTAATATTACATCAGAACCTTTTTTATAAGGTGGAGCAAATCCATCTGATTCAAAAATTGTATTATCATCAGCTTTTCCATCTTGACCTCTGTATAAATCATCGCGAGTAAGTACTCTTTCTTCTTGAAATGACATTGTTAAATTAAGTTCTAATGGCGCACCGGTACCTTTATGCATTGCTGTAGCTGTTTCATTATACACAGCTTCAAGACTTGTTAAATATGATGGTTTAATATTAGGCATGTATTCATTACGTTTACCTTCTGAATAAAATGTGATATCACATAATGGTGGATAAACTAAAGCAACAGCTCCAGCTCTTCTTGGATATAAAAATTTTCTAAATGTTCTTTCAATAGCTCTTATTTGATTTTGTTCTTTTGCGCTTTCAGCTACTAATCTAAATGCAAATGTATATCCTCTCACATCTATACCTTCAAAGGCTGTTCTTGTATATGGATTTGAAGCTATTCCAGCTTTCATTGCAGCGCCACTTGTTATTTTGTCAACAGAACTTCCCGGTGATAATAGCTTTTCTTTTGACATAAGACCTAAAGCAACTTGGTCTCCTCTTGTGACTTTTTTCTCATCTCTTATATTTTTTAAAAGATTCAATCCACCTCTTATTGTACCTACATTCATAGCAGTATACTGTGCATTATCATTTACAGTAACACCAGGTGGTTGATATAAAAATATAGCAACGTTATTAGTACCATTAGTTCCACCAAATCCAAATCGCATAAATGGTAATCCAGTCTCTGCTGCTGTGCCATTTAATTCCATAGGATAATAGTAAAATTGGTTTTGAGTTAACTCAGTTCTTGGTTGAATAAACTTATCTATCTGTCTATTAACAGCTGATGTAAACTGTTGAGCCGACTGTTCTGCAAGTTTTTGTATATCTTTATCTGCCATTTTAATCCTTATAAATAAATATTTACTATAGAGTTATTTATATGAGTTATAAAGGTAGATACACATTAAAGAATCCAGAAAAGTACATAGGTGACGCAAAACAAGTTGTTTATCGTTCTTTATGGGAGAAACAAGCATTTAAATGGTGTGAAAATAATCCAAAAGTTAAAGCATGGAATTCAGAAGAAATAGTTGTACCTTACAAATCATCAATAGATAAAAGATTACATAGATATTTTGTTGACTTATTAATACAAATGGAAGATAAGAAAACATATCTTATTGAAATCAAACCAAAAAGTCAAACACAGCCTCCTAAAAAAAGAAGCCGTCAAACTAAAAAATATATTAATGAACAATTAACCTTTATAAAGAATCAAGATAAGTGGGAAGCGGCAAGTCAGTTTGCTGATTATAAAGGTTGGAAGTTCCAAGTATGGACAGAAGAAACTTTAAAGAATTTAGGCATAAAGATACTTTAATCTGTTATAAATAGTTTATATGGCAAGTTTATTTGATACATTACAAGCAAATGCTTTTAGAGCAGGCGTAAAAGCACGTACAAGACAATCACGTAAATGGTTTCAAGCAAACGTTAAAAATTTGCAAGTAACGCGACCAAGTCTTTTACAAGATAAAGCTTTATCAAGAACAAGTGTACCAATACGTGGAAATATGTATATGTATTTTTATGACCCTAAACATAAAGACACTTTACCATATTACGATAGGTTTCCATTGACAGTATTAGTTGATGGAGCTCCTGGTGGATTTCACGGATTAAATTTACATTACTTACCATATAATACGAGAGCTAAATTTTTAGATGACTTAATGGCATTTGGACCACCAAATCCTAAAGAAAGTTCACGTCTCACTGGTTTAAGATATAATTTAATAAGTGGAGTACGAAAGTTTAAAGAATTTAGACCATGTTTCAAACATTACTTAGGGTCAAATGTACGTTCTCAATTGGCAAGAGTGCCAATGACGGACTGGGAAATAGCAATATTCTTACCAGTAGAACAATTTAAGAAAAGTAGTAAACAAGCTGTTTGGCAAGAAAGTCTTAAACAAGCAAGAAGCCCAGGGTTTAGTATAAAAAATACTAAAGCTTATTACACAAGGAATAGAAAAAAATAATGAGCGATATAGATAAACTAAAATCATTGGTATCTAAAAAAGGTGGATTAGCAAAAGCTAATAGATTCAATGTTATGTTTACACCGCCAAAAGCAAGTCTTTTAAACGGAAATTTACAAGGAATAATTTCTTCTGCAATATCAGGTAATTTTAGTGCAAAAAATTTAGTAAACGACCCAAGAGATATTTCTTTATTATGTGATTCAGTGACAATACCAGGAAAACAAATAAGTACATTAGATGTACAAACTGTAAAACAATTAGTTAAAATACCTTATGGTTATTTGACAGACGATGTATCACTATCTTTTTTATTGACAAATGATTATCATATGAAAACGATGTTTGATGCATGGATAAATAATATAGTTGATAATGATAAATACTGTGTAGCTTATAAAGAAGACATAGTCACAGACGTTATCATACAACAATTAGATGAACAAAATACGCCAATATATGGTGTAAAATTAGAGGGAGCATTCCCTGTGACAATGAGTGAAATACCACTTTCTAACGAGAGTGTAAATACTATTAGTAGATTAAATGTGAGTTTTGCTTATGATAGATATGTACCGGAAGGTCCATTAAGTAGTACGGGTAGCTTGATTAAAAGCGCGCTATCCATATTTGGATAATAATATAGGAGAATATTATGGCTTTACCAGAGCTAAATACCGCGAGGTATAGTATGGTTCTACCATCAACTGGAGAAACAGTTGATTATAGACCGTATTTAGTGAAAGAAGAAAAAATATTAATGATGGCTATGGAGTCTGATAACCAAGAGGTTGTTATGAAGGCTGTTGTAGATGTTATTAAAGCTTGTCTTCTGACTGAGCTAAATGTAGATGAATTACCAATGTTTGACATTGAATCATTATTTTTAGCATTAAGGTCAAAATCAGTTGGTGAATCAATTGATTTGCGAGTAAAATGTAGTGATAAAGAATGTGACGGTATTACAGATGTAAGTGTTAATTTTGAAGACATTGAACATCCAGTAATAACTGAGGAACAAACTAAAATTATGTTGACCGACGATGTTGGTGTAATATTGAAATATCCATCAGTAAAATCAGTCTCTAAAATGGCTGATGCTGAGGAAAATGTAGAAAATGCATTAGGAATGATAATTGCTTGTATTGATTCAATATTTGATGCTGACGATGTATATCCAGCAGAAAATGAAACAAAACAATCATTGACTAAATTTGTTGAATCTTTAAGTTCAGTACAATTTATGAAATTATCAGACTTTTTTCAAAGTATGCCATCACTAGGTACAACAATTGAATACACGTGCAGTTGCGGTAAGGAACAAACACAGGAACTAAGAGGACTTCAAAGTTTTTTTACGTAGGCCTTTCGCACGATAGTCTTGTAAACCATTACAAGTCTAACTTTGCTATGATGCAACATCATGGATATAGTTTGACAGAATTAAATGATATGGTACCGTGGGAAAGGGAGATATATA